GGAATGTCGTCAGTTTCGTCGGCGGGTTGAGCAACATAGGCGTTGCTTTTCGCAACGATGTGCTTGTCTTGCTTGGCCGCTGGCTTGCGCCGGTTGCCTAGCCACTTTGCTTTCTCGTCTCCGAACAACCAACGCTCGACGCAGTTAAACTGATGCTCTGGGTTGGTCTGCCCTGCCTCGACTCCGATGACACAGACGCCTTTTTCACCGATCAAGTCTTCGGCTTCGACGTTCACGTCTTCGCCTGGGATGACTGCACGCCCGATGCTTGAAAGCACTTGATCAACTTTCCACGCCGCTTTCGGAGTGAAGGTTAAATGTTCCCACATTTTCGGGCCTTCAACGCCTCCTTCGAGGATGACGGCAACGTCGAGCTTTATCGTCGGGTTTCCTGCTTGGCTGGTCTTCTCGACGGCTTTAACTATCTCGACTTCGTAGGTTCCTGGCTCTACGAAGTAGATGGCCGCCTGTTTTGGTTCACTTGCTTTGTATGTTGGCATTTGTATTTTCTATTTTATTTTTGTTTGTCTGAGTTGGAGCGAATGCGCTCCGGTTTTTACTGCTGTTGTGTCTGGCTCTACGCCGTTATTGGCGCAGAGTTCCAGATAACTCTTTTCTGAGAGCTTACCGCCCATCGCGAGTATTAGTGTCTCTTTGCTGATACCTTCGGAGGCTTTAGCGATAGCTTCATGCTCCACGAATTTCCTTCCGCTCATGCTGGTGAGCTTCCATCCGGGGACTTCTTCGCCGTTTTCAAGACGAGTCTTGAGATGACCGAGCACCGGCTCGGCGATCTCCTTTTCTGCGAGCTTCCACTCTTTTGCGAACGCTCCCATGCTCTCGGCTGTTGCGAGTATTCGCTGGCGGATCGACTCGATGCTGTTGCCTGTAACGTCTGGGATAAGAGCGATAGCACTCTCAGCCTGCCTAACGATGGCATGGCAGTTGTTAAAATGCTTGCACCAGCTACAATATTCCGAAGGCGTCGGCTTCGCCTCCGCGCTTGTTGCGCGGTCGATTGTGCGCTTGGTGATCTGTTGCGCTTCCTCGTAGCTAAAATCATAACTGCGAATCATCTTTTGATCGACATATACAACGTGCGCCGTCCAACTCGTGTCGAAATTGTCTTCCATACACGCCAATGAGTACGCCGCGAGTTGCTCGCGGTAATTCCGCACCTGCCCCGTCTTTATATCCGCGACCCACTTCTCGGCCTTACAGACCGCGTCAGCCGTTCCGAGTTTCGATAGTCCAGGAACTGCCATTGCAAGATACTCTTCGCGAGTCTCGATGAACGATCCCTTTGCAAGGCGCGTCAGTTCCTCGACTCCGTAGGCGATGGCGCCGGCGTCTTCGCCGACTATTGCAACGTCATCCTGCGCTGATATCAAGTTTCGGATCGCAACGTCAACCGCCGTGCCGCGCTCCGCTGCCGCACTCGTTCCGCTTGCGCCCTCAAAGAGAGCGCATTCGGCGAGTTTGGGAAGCGTGCTAGGTGATATTTCTTTACTCATTTTTTTAATTCTACATTGGTCAAGTGTTGTGACAAATATTGGGTAGTATTTGTCACGAGTTTGCCTTCCTCCATTCGACAGCCGTGTTGACGAATTGATCGACGCGAAGCGCAACGCGGTGCAGATACTCCGGCGCGCAGTCGCGCCACGTCTGTTCGCTCGTAAGGACGCCGCGAGCAATTAGGAACTGGTTAACAGCGCCTTCGTGCTCTGCGAGCCGTTCTTTCCAGCCAACCATTTCGTCGGCTTCAACGATATGGTTCGGCGTTGCAACGGCCTCAAACAAATGAGCGACCGATGCCCATTCCAGCGGGAGTTCCTCTGCGAGTCCGCTTCGCGTCTTCGCATCGTAGGCCGCCGAGTGCGTGGTTAACAAGATGCGCTCCTTGCCGCCGATACCTTTCCCCTTGCCGGAGTCCGTTGTTGAGACCTTGGTCTTGAATCGTAAAAACCAAAGCTCGTCCGCAAACTCTTTCAAGAGTGGAGCCGATTGTTTGCTTAGTTTCAGTTCGTAACGGTCATATGCAGCGAGAGCGTCTGGAGCCTCGAAGCGCACTATCTTGCTGTGCGCGATCATGACCACATTCTTACCGGAATCAATGAGTTGATCGACTGATGACAGGAACCGGCTCATGCGCTCGGCGACCATTACCCATCCCTTGCCGAAGCCGAAATCCTCGATGCTGGTTTTCTTGGTGCTTGCCAGTAGGTCTTCAACGCACAGGCGTTCTGCCCAATCGGCGCTGTCGATGACGATGGTTTTGTAATCGGTGGCTTTGGCTTCAGTTAACGCATCCGTTAATTGTTTCCAGTTGCTGATCTCGCAACGATCTACGTCGAGGTGGCTAGTGCCGCCCTCGATGTCCAAGAATAGCGGCCTGGGGAACTTGGCCGCGAATGTTGATTTGCCTACGCTCTCCACTCCGTATAGGACTACGCGCTGTGCGCGTGTTTGTTTTCCTTTTGTTATTTTCATTTTCTATTTTCCTTTGTTGTTTGTTGTTTTACTGCGGTGATTATTTCCTTTTGTAATCTTGCCAGTGGCGATTGTTTTCGTGTAATTCTTCTGCATCTGCGACTTGCTTCTCCCAATTTTTAGGTAATGGGTGCTTCACTTTGCGAATCGCATCAACCTTTTCCCAATACGGATCACTTATTTTTTGAGATTGTAATTCAGCTTTTTCGTAAAGCTCTTTAAGTGCTTCAGTATCTTCTTTATGCATTTTAGCGTTATACTTATATCGACGGATTTTCCAGCTACATTTAACTAGCGAATTGATTAAAACATCATCATACCAATCCTGCCAACGCCTGCACGCTTGAGATTTAATTTTTGCTCGGCTGCCTATTGCAATAATTTCTTTATCAGCGTCTTTAATATCAATCCCGGTTTCTTTGTCATAAAAATTTGCATGAATACCAAGGAATACCCAAGCGTAATCGTATTCATTAATATCCATTGCCATACCAATAATTTCGAGCCTAATTAATTCTTCAGTGAGCTGTCCGGCCACAAAAGATTTAATCCATTGCTCGACCTCTTTAGCCCATCGTGAATCGCACTCAGAGAATAAAGAAACGTCTTCTGGGATTTGATATTTTTCTCTAAATCCTCGCCTTGCTTCCTGATGGTCATGATCTTCTTCGACTCTTTCGTCTAATAAGTCCCAATATTTTTCGATGGCATCCTGGCATTTTAATAAGCGATGCAACCTGTCCTTAATCTCTGCAGCGGCGAGTTCAATTTCAGTTTTTGTAAGCTCTCTATTATTCTTATTGGTTTCGGTTTGGGTGTCCATAATTTCAATGATTCTCCTTTATTTAATGTTTTCTGTTTTTGGTTTTCTATTTCTGTTTCTTTTATTTCACTTGGGCATTCTCTGCTGGTTGTTGTTATCACTGATCCATCTAAACTGAATATCTCTTTATCGTAAATACTCCCATGCAATTGTCCGTTTCCGGCAAGATCAAGCACCGTGCAATATTCCTTTTTAGGTGACGGCCTAAGTCCTCTTCCAGTCATTTGACGCCACAAGCACCGGCTATATGTAAAGCGATTTAAAACTATCATGTCGATTCCAGGTATATCATTTCCCTCTGTGAAAATGGTATGATTTAAAAGAACCTTAACGTCTCCAGATTTAAATTGTAGAACGGATTCAGTCCTATCATCCATCTTCATATTTGAAGTGACTATTGCAGAAGATATATTTCTTTTAGTCAATTCATCCATCATTTTATATGCCTCTTTTATGCTATGTGAATAGACTAATGCTTTTGTAAAGTTATGTTGAGACATTACAATAGCCGCCGCCTTGGCTTCCCATTCTGATTGAGTCTCTGAAGCGGGAACAAGCACCTTAGCTGCGCACAACCATCGATCTTGAGTTAAAGTATAGATATCTGGGCCGGAAATTATCTTACTGAATCCACAACTGCCAAGACCTATCCCATCTCCGCGATATGGCGTAGCTGTTAAGCATATTACTATCGCATTTGGATTGTCATTTATTATTCTTTGATAGCTGTTAGCCGCTACATGATGCCCCTCATCTACAATTATTGATGCAAACCCCTTAATGTCATTGCGCGATTGTGACATAATTAGCGTTATGTCCGAATTGTGCTTTTGAACCTGTTCAGCTAATTCAACCCTGTGCGTTATCCATGCTATTGGTTTTGGAAGCATTGGAATTATACCTTCGATTGCTAGGATTGTTTTGCCTGCACCTGTCGGGCAAGAAATAACGATCTTGCTATGCTCGATCAAAGAATCCTTTAATTCTTCAATAACTGCACTTTGGTAGTCTCTTAACATTTTTTGTTCGCTGCGTATACGGCCACAGCGAGTGCCGCCCAAGTGTGCGACTTAATTCCATAAGTCGGCCCTGGGGTTTTCTTTGTTCCCTGCGGCCCGATCTTGTCGAGCAAGGCTTGCCTTATGTTGGCGTCCTTGGCTCGCATCGTTCCGCATAGGAAAAGTTTGATGTCCTTCCGAAAGATTAACTCGACGTCCACTCTCGCCACTTCGATGAATCGTCCGATCCAGACGCACGTTTCGAATGTCGAAGCACCGACCGCCATGCCGTAGGATGCGATCATCTCGCAAGCCACTCGGTCGTATTCGCGACCGATAAGGATTTGCCTTATCTCGGCATTCGGAAGGTGACCGTGATCAACAATCTTTTGTTGGTCGAATTGCACGAACGCGGTGTGGGTCGTTCCTGGATCTAGTGAGAGTATCATTTTTTAATGCCCTTGTTTTGATTTTGTCTGCTGGCAATGCGAGAACGTCGCAAATGCCTTGGAATGCTTTTGATCGGATGAAATGAATTGCTGACTCTCGGTCGAGTTCTTGTGCCTCGTTGAGTTGTTTGCTTTGAAAGACCTTCTCGCTTTGTAGATCGGCAACGGCCTGCTGTATCATTCCGCAAAGAAGGTTGCGAGTGAATTGGCATTCCGCGTCATGTAGTTCTTCGGCGGTCACTATCGGCGCTCCCTGCGGATTTGGCGGTTCATCCACCAGCGGCGAGCCTGTTCCATCTCGCAGGTGGCTTTGATGTTGCCGATTAGATAACCGGCGATGAATGCACAGAGAGTGCAGATTCCGAATAAAACGAGAAATGTTAGTGGTTCCATATATTTTAGATGTTGTAGAATTTTGCGCGGATATCGGCGAGAGCGGTCTTTTCTTGATCGGCGTTTAGGCCGACTTTGATTCCGCCGTCTTGGTTCGGAAAAAGCTCAACGCGGTCGATGCTGGTCACATACCAATAAGAGCCGCCGCGAACTGCTTTGATCCGGTTTGCGATGCGCGTGTATTTGTAGGCTTTTGCAACCGAGCCGCCGGATGTATATGTCATCTCGGCTCCGATGCGTGATGATTTCGCAATACCGAATGCGGCGAGTTGCTTCTCGGCAATTTCTGTCGCGTTGAGGATGTCCATTGCTGATGCTGTGGCTGATCTAGCCTTACCATTTACCTTTTCGAGGGAGTCGGAGAGTTCGCGGCTTTTAGTATTTAGTGCAACTTTGATTTTCATTTTTGGTTTTCTGTTTTTGGTTTCTATCGTTGGGAGTCATTCCCTTTCGATGTGCAAACAATCCTAGATATCATTTCGGATGAAAAGAAAAAAATTCACGAAGTGTGAAAATAAATCTGTGGAAAAAGCTTTACATATGCGCTCATCCAATGCTGGAGCGCATCTGCGGCTTGGATAAAAACCAATTTACATATTGGAATCTGCCTAGGTAGGGCGGTATAATTTCACCTCGCGAACGCCTTGATTCGTCCGGATTGTTGCCTTTTTTGTTTCAAGAATCCCTTTTCCAATCGCAGTTTCAACTCGGCAAGAAATCGCGGCGACGGTCAATTTCGACTCTTCGGCAATAGCGCGAATGGTCTTCCATCCTTGCTTAGCGAGTTCCTTCTCGCTTTCGACTTTTGTTGAATCGTAAAAAGCCGCCCAGGCTTTTTCTAAATCGGCAACAGCCACGGCTGATTTATTTTTCGTTCGCATAAATTTATATTTATAGAGTTGTCCTTGTAATAGCCGTAGGCGAAGCCCTGAGACCAAGCGAAGGTGGCGCGGCGGGTCGAAGCGTATTCCATATCGAAACGCGCCAGCATTCCGGTGCAATATCCGCTTGCCCCGTCGAGTGTGCGTGCGCGCTCCCATCCGACTCGGTGTAGATGGGCCAGAACGCATTGGCCGTATGTCTCTGCGTGGTCGCGGATGGCTTGCACGTTATACATATATCCGTGGATAAATTTGCATCCGCCTAGCTCGTAAAAGCTCCGAATGTGATACGGATACAATTTCGCTTTGAGTTCCTTCGCCGTCTTCTCTATCGCTTGGATCGTGAGCGTAGCGGCGTGAGCCGCTAGAGCGTTGGGAGAATTGGCGAGTTTATAAAGCCTAGCTTCATGGTTTCCGTATAAAATATGTTGCGGACGTAATTCGTGCAGAAAATCAATACCACTTGAAAGGTCGTCCGAGATGCTCGCAGCGCGGTCGCTTGAGTTCGGATCTGAAATAGCACCGGAGCGAAACGCAGCTAGGTCTAGGAAGTCGCCTAGATGAATGGTCGTGTCGGGCTTCCATAGATCATTTTTGAACTTCAAGACGGCCTTGCGCGCCTCTGGGTCGATCTGGTCGCCGTGCGAGCACCCAACAGCCATCCATTTTTTCCATCCCTTCATGTCAGTTCTGGGATATTTCGGCTGGTTCGTTGCTCCCAAATCCACGCGCGAACGGCCTCCATCGTATCCTCATCAAGTTTTGCGAATGCTCCGCTCTCGTGCTTTAAGGCGCTCCGTAGCTCCTGATCTATGTCATCCACTAGGATCAAAATATCAAGCGCCTTACAGGCCACCTCGTGCTCGTATCGCTCGGTCTCGTCAAACTCAAGTGTCATTTTCATGCTTCTTCGTCCTCCTCTTCTTCTTCTGCGTCTGGAAATAGGATGCTGAACGAATCGCTCGCGAGTCCCTCAACAGCATATTTGTTGCCGAAAACGAACTCACCGTGCATGGTCTCGCCTCCTTGCTCCCAAGACACGATGGCGAGGCCACAATCGTAATGCTCGGAGAGAAGCCGCTTCGCTTCTGCGAGTGCTTCCGTTCGCTCCGATTCAACCGTCGGTTGTTTTCGTTTTTTCAAGCGAGGACGTCTATTTTTTTAGATACTCGGTTGCGGAGGTTAGAAAGCATATCGCGCTCGGTCATGCCCTTCGCCCAATGCGGACGCATCTGATAGTGCGGCTCGTCAACGAACTTCCAGTCGCCCCCCCATTCAAGGCCGAGGCTTTTGCCTAGCGTGCCTAGCTCATTGTAGAGCGGGTGCTCTCCGCAATATTCTTTTCCTTTGAAAATTCCTACGTCAAAAGCAATTCCAAAGTTATGATTTGAAAAGCCCGCTTTTGCACGGGTCACAATTTTAGTGTTTGGAATTGTGCGGCCCCGCGCATAGAGCGCATCCTGTTCCATATAGCTCCGAGTTCCGCTGATGATCTTAACGTCGCAACCAACCTTCGCGCAGATAGTCTTTGCCACGCCTAGGAAGGCACGTGCGGCCTTTTGCATCGCTGGGTGGAGCGTGGCAAGCTGGATCTCGCTGCGTTCGTCGAAGTTCATTTTTTCAAGCCTTGGATATCCGGCAATTCGTAGCAGAATGTTCCGTAGTCCGTTTTGACGCATACCGACGGATTATTGAATCCAGCGCATGAAGTCAAAAGCGCCATTCCCAAGAACGCGAAGGAGAGAACGATCATCCAAAGCGCGATGGTTTTCGCGCTCATTTTTCTTTGCGGAAGATTTCGATAAGTCCAATGATGGCGGCGACCGCCGCGCCGATTGCGTCCCATTTTGCTGGTTCCATGCTCAAACCGGCAACGCCGCCGATGATGGCGAGGCCGCGAATTGTTGAGGGTTCTTTCAATTTTGCTAGTAGTGTTTTCATGGTTTTTTTGCTTTCAACATTTTATACAGCGATACCGCGCCGATGCAAATTCCGAGAACGAGAGAGAGAACGCGAAGCCAAGCCTCGACCTCCGAAAACGAGATCAACACAGCCGTTGCGGGTGCGGACGTCCCGACGAACGTATGGAAAGTGTGGCTGTCCATTAGCTCAGTCCGCCTTGGCTGATGAGTTCTTCCGTGAGTGTGCATGGTTGCAAAATGATCGTGCTCCGCTCGCCTGCGGTTGTTAATTCGATCTCGATCTCGGTCGTGACCGAAGTTGAGTTTAGCAACAGATCGCGGACGCCGAACGTATTAAAATCCACGGCTGCGGTCTTTCCTGGGGCCGCGCTCAATCCGCTTTGCACTTGTAATGTTGGCAAGTCGGTGAAGCCCTTGTCGCCGCCGAAATTAATATCGTAATAACTATTCTGAACCCCGACAACGGTTGCGTTGCCTGCGCCGATGCTGTCGAGTGCTTGCAATGCCGTTTGCAACTGCGCGGCTGTCGTGCTGGCGTCGAGCGGATCGGTCTGCCGTAGGACGGTCGTGGCAATGCTTCCTGTCGTCACCGTGCCTGTGCCGGTCGTGATCGCGACGGCCCCCGCTGTTACTCCAAGCAAAAATTCATTGGTTTGCGGAATTGACCGAACGAAGTATTGAAGCCCTGCCGTGTAGCCAGTCAACGCGGTGAACCCTGTCAGCACGACAGGCTGCGCGAGTGTCAGTCCGTGGTTGCTCGTCGTGATGAATACGCCATCCGTGACCGTGCTGGCGATATCCACGTTATAGGTCGGAACCGTAAAACGATAGCTACCGAGATACGGAGCGCGTGAAAATGAAACGCGCTGAATTTCGTTGTTTAACGTCGATCCGGTTAGCGTGGTTGCAATGCTGACGGTCATTGCCGTTCCGAGATCCGTCCACGTTGGCTCATATACTGCTGGAGCGAGACGAAGTTGAAGCTCTTGTATTTCGGCGTTGGTCGCGTCTCCTGCAATGCGCTCGTCGATGAGCGCGGTTGTGGTTGGAATTAACCTGGCGAAGTTGCCGGTGATCGCGCCCTGCGTGCCTGCGCTGTTAAAAGAAACGACGAAGTTCGTTGCCATCGTGCCGTCCACGCTGACCGATCCTGCGGCGGTTATTGTTGAGAGTGAGTTGAGCGCGGACGAGATCGCTCCTGCGGTCGCGCTGTATCCGATCGCTCCGCTTGTCTGGCCTCCAAAGGATAGCGTGAAAGTGCCGCTGGCAGGCGTTCCTGTTCGGCTTCCTACGCCGAACTTCACACTCGTCCCGGTATAGTCGATAACATTAAACGGCGCGGAGACGTTATTCGTCGCCTCTAGAAAATACAAGTTGATCGCGCCGTTGTCGCCCTTTACAAATCGTGGCGTTGTTGACGGCGTCAAGCTCGTCAAGCTGGTCGCCAATCGGCGGTTGGTTGTGTCAATAAATAGATCGCGTGCCATTTATTCGGGTGTTTTGTCAACAGCTTCCCATTTGCCAATCGGGCAACGCTCGGT